ATTGATAAACCTAGTCACTGGATCCCAGTCTCTGATCTTCTCAGGTTTCAATAAGTTATACTTATCAGGTAATGCTTTATCACCTTCGATACCTTCAGTGATCAGGTTACGGCTACGGATAGTTTCACCAATATGTTTGTTGATCTCTTTCATGTTAGGAGTAACAAGACGTCCAATCTCATTCCTCAGACCACCAAGCGGTACGGTGTTGTTCATTAAACTACCAGCGATCTTCTCAAGTTGATACGGTTCACCACCGACAAGATCAGCAAGTTGGATAACACCTTCCATATAGCTCTTACTAGCAAGACCAGTAAAAGCACCTGCCATAACTCTCAGCAAGTTCTGTTCAGCCCACTCAGTACCCATCAGTTCCATGTTGTCACCGATGTCAGCAATAGCGTAGAGGTAAGTATTGAATGGTTCAAAGGCATCAAGTGTGACCCATTGATCACCTACTTTGATAGACCTAGGTTGCCATCCAGAGTCAACCCAAGACTGACGTAGTTGTCTATCTTCTGGACCATTGCCATGCAGACGTCCAGCAAGGTACATCTGACTAGCCATAACAGTGACCACACCACCGATAGTCTGACGACCAACAATGAGTGCTTTCTCAGAAGCTAGATCCTCAGCAGTTTTAATACCGTACTGCATCACTTCATCTAGGTTGTCAGCAGTAGCTGTCATGATCCTGCGTTGCTTAGTCAGCAGCAGGTTCAGACCTGGTGTGTACTTAGATGTCATTGCAATGCCGTTGATACCTGTCCTAGCGAACAGGAAGAAGGGCTTAGCCCAAGGTGCAGCATTGAATGCAGTCTCTAGGTTCTTAGCAAATCCAGTCAGATCTTCATTTAGCTTAGATTCAGCAGCAGCTTTCTTTAGGAACTCGTCTTTAATCAGACCATCTTTATCAATGATCTCTTTATAATAACGATCCTCAATTGATTTCATGACATCTTTGCCTCTGAAGAAATCAATATTAACTGTTTTCTGTGCTTCCAATACCTCTAATACAGCCTTCTCCTTAGCTCTCATGCGAGCAAAGATAACATCAGTAGCTGCGTCAGTAGATGACATCAGGTTAGAGTTAAGGGTGAACAACGGATTGGTGTTCATATTCCGTGCTAATTGAGTAAAGCGGAAAGCTGCTTTATCTCCATCAGTACCACGTGTCTCTACCCACCGCTCCATCATTGCGTATTCTTGTGCTTTCTTCTCGTAGTCAATAAACCTATTGTTCATGCTGGTGAAATCACCAGACCATGTAGATTTAAACCTACTCTTAAACACCTGAAATGCCTCAGGTAAAGCACCAATCAGAGCAGAAGTAGAAGCAAGGGAAGTTCTAAGTGTAGTTTTGTCACCAGTAAATGGAGCCATGATGGCTGAACCAAGTGCCTGGGACATAGTCCTCAGTGCCATATTAAACCCTGTACCAGACAATGCCTTAACAGGTGTCTTAGGTCCACTCAGGATGCTGTGTACCATCACCCCTTGTAGCTCTTTAACTAGCATTCCAGTGCGTCTCTTACCGCCAATCTCTCCACCTTTAAGCACAGAACGCTGCCACTTATCTAGATCTTCTATGGTAGTGATACCCTTAGATCTAGAGATCATGTCGATCCAAGCATTGATTAGCTGTTGACTATCATCTTTCTTGATCATATCAAAGATCAATTCCAATGCTTGCAAGGATTCTTCCTGTTCTTTAGACAGGCGATCCATGATCTTCTTACGTGCTTTCTCAGATAGTGGACCTTTGAATTGCTCTAGGTTCAAACCAGTGATGTACCTAGATCTCTTAGCAAGACCTAAGCTATAGATCATACGATCAGCTACAGTTTTAGCTGGTCCATCCATAGATATAACATCTCTGAATTTAACCATCTCTTTACTAGCTACACCCAAGTCACGCATTTGCTTCATCAAAGCACCAGTTAGGACGTCTAGTGCTAGTACATCTTCTGGACGTACGTAGGAAATATTGAAGTCATCCTCAATAATCTCACCTTCAGGTGTTGTTCTACGACCAGTGGTAGCTCTAGCTTCTTCAGGCAGGTACTTTTCAAAGAACTCTTTGGGTGAAAGTCCTTCTGTATTCCTACCTTCAATCATGTTCATAGCACGCTGATAGGCTGGCTTGAACATCTCGTCAAACGAAACACCTTTAGCCTTTGCTTCTGCAACCAATGCTTTGTACTGGTCGTCGCCTAAGATCTCTTTAGCTATCTTATTGTAGTCCTTATCAATACTCTTACCGCCAGTTATCTTGGCACGTCTAATTTGAGTAGGTGTGAGTAGTGCATCTGTACTACCATCTGTTGCATCTGGCTTGCTATCAATCTCATTCAGCTGCTTATACACATCCATTGGTTTGCCATTGGAGTTAGGGCTACCCTGTTGTGGCTCCATGATTGGCTTGTTCTTATGAGCACCAGGTCCAGGATCAGATAACTCTTCCTTAGCACGTTCTAGTGTTTGGTTCTCTACACTTTTGTTTCGTACTTCTACTTCATCAGCAGCTTTAGCTAAGCCCTCAACTAGGTCATCACCTGTTTTACTTAGAGCACGAGCTAGCAGCAAACCGTCAATAGCTGCACCAATACCCATACCTTCCAAGACGTTCTTAAGCGTCTTCATTGCAGGGTGGTCACTCTCCTTAGTAGCGATAGGTGATAACCAAGGTGCATGTTCAACAATCATTCCAGTCAGGTTTTCACCCTGAGACTGAGCAGTGACTAGGTCAACACCAGCACCAACCAGTGCACCTTTGACAATAGCTGGTGCTTTGATACCTACACCTACAGCCTTAGCTCCCATACCAGCAACCTTCAAAGCGCCACCTACAGGAATGAGTAGGGTGGCTAAGTTGACTGTTGATCTGATAAGTCCACCCCACCATGTTTGTGTTTCAAATTGATCAGGTTTGAGTGGATCCCAATCAGGCTTGTAGTCAGCACCTGCTTCTACCATCTCTCCATTGAACATATCAATGGCACGTTCAGGTAGAGTCAAGATGTCACTACCAGCGTCAGCTAAACCACCTTTAACAGCAGCTCCTATCTCTTCACCAACACTATTCTTTTCTAACTTGGTTTTAGCTTCTGTCTCTTCTTTCTCTTTTAGTTGTTGGTTTTCTTGGATTTGTTGAACAACTTGCTGTCGTTCTAATTCGTTTTGTTTGCTAGCTTCTAGCTCCTGTTCTACCTTAGTAGTGTCTATTGGATAATCCATAGTTATTGTTTGAAGTCAAAGTGACCATCATGACCGTCGTACTTAAGGTTGATCCATCCGTACTTAGCCCCGTTCTTTTTAATCCATGCCTTTGATGCTCCGTGGATGTCAATGGCATTACCGCTTAGGTGGTTAGAAGTAGGTGAAGCTCCAGGCAGTGAGTTGTTCTTAGCAGTGCTGCGTTGAGCACTGTGGATATCACTTGTCTTGACGACACCACCTGAGTCTTTAATCATCTGTTGTAATGATATCTGTGCTTCTTTCGATAGAGTTGCTGGTCTACCCTTGTAGTCAGTTTGACCTTCTACTGCATAGCCTTCACCAGTGTCAGGGTGAGACACCTTAGTCAGTCCAGGTAGTAGTACCTCTGGTTGGTTGTAAGGGGAAGAAGTATCTACATCCATTCTGTTTGCAATGTTCAGCATACGCTGCACAGTAGATTCAGGCATGACTTTCAGACCTTCCCATTCATTCCGCAAGCCAGACACACTGTTCTGACCATGCAGACCAATCCTCCACTTCAACCTGGCTAACGCTAGGTTGTCTTGGAAGGTTGCATCAAAGGAAGTATTGAGTGGATCAACTCCCATCAACTTAACCATCTCTTTCAAAGGTCCAGGTGTGAACTGATAACGACCAGCTGCATACACCTTGTTCTCTCTCTGTAGTTGCATGACTTGTGCAACTGACATAGTAGATAGACCTTGACCTAACCTATCGTTACTGTTGTATCCGATGTTGTCGTAAGGTGTGTTCATGGCGTCATATTCACCATAACCAACTGACTCCTTACTAGCGATCTGATCCAATACCCACCGCTTGTCATCACTGATAGCAGCAGCTTGGTATGTCTTACGTGGACTTGGTTTG